GCGTTTGGCGAACTGCGAGTAGAGCGACCCGCTGCCGAAGGCCATGCGGCCCGTGCCGAATGCGCCCTGCTGCTGGAGTAGCGCGGCCTGAACTGGGTCAAGGCCGTACTTCCGGCCCAGCGCGCTGAACAGGTAGTTCTGGCCAGCCTCGCCGGCGCCGCCGCCGCCCATGATGGCGCCGTTCACGCGGCCGAGCAGCGAGGCCGCTCCCTGCGCATCCAGGCCCGGCACGCGCGACGCCATGAAGCCGGCCATCTGGCCAGCGAAGCCCGTAACGTTGGCGCCGGCCAGGCCGTTACGAGTCTGGGTCGCGGCGAAGCCCGAGATCGCCTGCAGGACCTCGTCCATCTTGCCGTACTGGCCCGTGCGCCCGACCGCTTCTCCGATCATCAGCGCCAGGCGCTTGCTGTCGTTCACGTTCGACGTGATCTGGAACTGGCGCATCTGCGCGAAGAAGGCGTTCGACTGGTCCGGATCCATGCCGAAGCTGCGGCCGAACCCACCGCCGACAGAAATCTCCTCGGCCAGCTTCTTCGGGTCCAGGTCCTTGCTGGAGCCCGAGATGCGCGCGAAATCCGTCCCCAGCTTCTGTGCCTGTTCGAACGTCACATCGATGTCGTTCGAGGCCGAGCGCAGCGACGCGCGCAGCGCGTTGAAGCTCACGTTCACATCGCCCAGCGTGCGCTTCAGGGTGTCGTAGCCGATGCCCTCCTGACCGGCGGCGTCGGCCTTGTCCTTGATGGCGCTGATGCCTTTACCGATGCCCAGCGCGGCCAGGCCGCCGAACAGGCCCATCAGACCAGCGGAGAAGCCGCCAGCCATGCCCGCGGCCCCGGCATTCGCCACGACGCCACCGACCGGTCCCGTGGCGCGCAAGCCCGCGCTCGCGATGCCTCCGAGCGTAGAGCCAAGGCCAGGCCCGCCAGGCGAAGGGTTCGATGGCGGCGCCGGCGGAGGCGGCGATGGTGGCGCTGGCGGTTGACCGCCAGGCGTCGACGGCATGAATTTCAGCCCGTAGGCGGTCCCAGCCGTCACATGCTGGAACGCCTGCATCATCTTGCGCTGACGCGTCGCCGGATCGTCATAGAGCCGGCCCCAGTCCAGCGAGCCGAAACCAACGCCACCCTGGCCGGTGGCCTTGATCCTGCTGTTCAGCGCCCCCGAGATCTTGGTCAGCTCGGTGAAGCGCGCCTCGACCTGCTTGAGCTCGTCAAGGCTACCCTTGGCGACCGGAGTGAACTTGATCTTGTTCGCCGCCGCCACCGTCTGAGCGAGGCGGTTCATCTGCTCGTTCAGCTTGGCGATGGTTTTTTCAATGTCAGCGCCGTCGAAATCGGCGCTGACTGGGATCTTAATTCCGGTCATATCGGCTCACCCCAGTCGCCCGGGTCATCTTCGGTTTCCATGTCCTTGAGGACCTGCTGCAGGTCGAAATCTTCGTCCTCGAATTCCTCGCCCGGCGGCTTGTTCGCGTACTCGTGCGCCCAGTATTCGGCGTGCATCTGCTCAAGTGTCGCGTCGAGGTACCGCGGATCAGTCGGCGCCAGATTGTACTTGCGGCGAAACCAGAACTCGATCGACGTCGCGATCCGCTTTCCCTGCCGCTTGGCCAGCTTTGGAAGATCCGCTGCGAAAGGACTGCTCCTTTTCACGCAGCAGCGTGTGCACGGCGCCCAGCTTGCCGTAGGTGTCTTGGTCGAGAGGGTCCATCGTATCGATGTCCCAGCCATCCGGCGCGGTAACGGTCAGAACCTTGAGCGCGGAAATCCAGGTCGCCACGTACTCCAGCCATTCCGTCGGCGTCTCCACGCCCTCGGTCAGGCGCGAGTATTCCGCGGCGATTTTCAGCTCGTCGCGCAGCGTACGGCGGGCGAAGGAGAATGTACCGACGTTCGGCACGTCGACGAAGAAATCGGTTGCTGCGGGCTGGCGGCTCATTGTCATCCTCGAAAGAAAATCAGTGGTGGTATGCTGACGAGGATACGGTCACGACAAAGAAAAAGGCCCGCACGTGGCGGGCCAGGACTGAAGCGGCAGAGGATTATGCCAGGGTGCCGGACACATCCAGCGCCATGAAGGTGCCGCTCGACATGACGATGGCGTGCTTGGTCACCTCGAGCTCGCCCGAGGCGTACGTGCAGCCCATATACTTGCGCAGCACGTCGCCCGTGTCCTTGTCGTAGGACACGATGTCGAACACGCGGCCAACGAGCGCGTCGTCGCCGTTCTCGGAGGCCAGGCCGAGCTGGCGCAGCGTGGCGCGCTTCATCACCATGGTCTGGACGGACAGGTTGTGCCGGGCCACAGTCGGCACGTGCTCGACGACGTGAATGTCGCCCACGCCGCTGGCTGCATCCGGGGCGTAGTCATCGGACATGCGCACCGATTGGATCAGGCCAACGTCCTTGCCGTCGAGCTGGATGACGATCCGGTTACCGGAGCGAACGTTTTGATTGATTTTCGACATTTATGCGCTCCTTACGCCGCAGCCGAAGCCGAACCGCTGTACGGAACAGCGTGGATCGTCACCGGGATGAAGTTGACGGGGATCACCGGCGAGCACTCGAAATCGACGCGCAGCACGTCGCCTTCCAGGCTGGCCTTGATGTTCCGGTAAGCCGGGCTGGCCTTGTCTCCGACGATCACGCCCGGGCCCTGCGGCTCAGGACGCGCCAGCTCGCGCAGGGTCGAGTCTGCGATGCTGACAGCGCGGGACAGCACGATCGGCGTGCCCTTCTGGCCGCGCAGGACATCCAGCGCCTGGCGCACGTTGCGCGCCACGAAGTCGACGGCCACGCCGCACGAGACTTCGACGCGGTTGTAGTTGTCGTTGACCAGCCAGGTGGTGATCGACTTCACGACCTTGTAGCCGCTGCTCGTGTTCTCCACGGCCAGCACGCCGCCATTGATCAGCGCGTCGGTGTCGGTCGGATTGCGCAGGTTGCGCTCCAGGCCGCGCACCTTGATGGCCTTGTTGGTCAGGGCCGTACCCGGGTTCACGCCCGCGAACGCGCCGGCCAGCAGGGCGGCCAGGATGTACGGCGGCTGCAGGACCAGGTTGCCATTCGCGTCGTAGTCGTAGAAGCCCAGGTGCACCAGGGACGTGCGGTCGCTGTTCAGCGCCTTCGCGGCCGCAAGCGCGGCAGAGTCGGTCGAGCCCGATGCCATGCCCACGATGCCGCGGCGCTCTTTGCGCGCGATGTTCGACATGAACGCGCAGTGCGTGTCGTTCATGGCCCAGATCGCCGGGTTCGACGAGATCGGGGTCACCCACTGGACGTCCGCGGTCTGGAGCGTGGTGTAGGCGTTGCTCCACTCGTTCATCGTGACCGTGCCATCAGAGCCGCCCGTCAGGTAGGTGAAGCCCACCGCCACCGGAACCTTGCCGGCGTTGTTGGCACGCGTGGCCGTGATGAAGCCTTCGCCCGTGCTGTTAAACCAGTCGACGACAGCCTGCAGATTGGCCGTGGCGGTGTAGGCCGAGGTTTTCACGTCGACCGCGGTCACGTAGTCCAGGCCGTTCAGTGCCGTGCTGGCGCCGTTGCCGTCCACGACCGAGGCGGTGAAACCGGCATACGAGTTGATCTTGTCGACCACCTGCTGAACGGTCGGGAAGGCGTTCAGATCGACGGTCGCGACCGTGTTGCCGGACGGGGCCTGCAGCACCAGGCTGGTGCCGGTAATCGACATCGTTGCGGTCAGGGCGCCGCCGGCGTACTGCACGCTGAACGCGTTCCGTGCGACGTTGTCGCCCAGGTAGTAGTCGTTGCCGAACTGGGTCGTCAGCTTCAGGCCGGTCGTGCTGCCCGGCTCGACCTTGACCTTGATCTGGTTCGTGTACAGGCCGTAGTCCGTCGAGACCAGGTTGACTGCTGCTGCGCTCGAACTGTCCAGCAGGCTCAGCGAAGCTTGCACGGCCGGGTTCACGCGCACGGCGATCACCTCGGACGGGCCGTCGGTTTCCGAGCTCGGATCGAAGGCCTTCAGCACCGCGGTCAGCAGATCGCCGCTGATCAGGGTCGCCTTGGCCTCGTCAGGCGAGCCGAAGCTCAAGGCCGTGTTCGGCTGGCCGCCCGAGGACTGGCCGATCAGAGCGACGACGTTGCCGACCGACAGATTCTGGTTGGCCATCGCGCTGTCGTCGACAGCCGACATGGTGGCGGGCGAAGTCCACAGACGCCCATTGAAAAATACGCTCATGTCGCTCCTCAGACAGGCTGATTAATGAAGACGTTGAAGCGCGACTGAAACTCGCTCTCGACGTCCTTGACGTGGCCGGCGGCCACTTCCGATTGATGAAAGCCGCCGATCAGCTCGACGCGCCCGTCCGATTTCGACAAGCGCATGCAGAACTCGACGAGCGTCAGCTCCTCGGAAGCAGGCGAAGCTGCTGCCGGGATCGAAACCTGGGCCGATGCCGGGGTATCGTTGTTGTCGTCCATTTAAGTACCCTTGATAGTTGAAATAACTTCCCTGATCGCTCCGACCTTCGACCCGACTTGAGCAGACGACAGGCACGAGAACGTGCACAGAACCTGATAGACAGGCACGCCGAAGCTTGCGAAATCCTCAGTGTCCTGCTGCGAAAATTCAATCTCGACCATGCCGGCGAAATCGAAGATTGCGAGATTGGCCTGGACGATACGGCGCAGCGCGCGGCGCAGGGCGATCCGCTCGTCAGGGTTCAACGACCAGCCCATGATTGTGAGCTGCGTGCGCGAGAGCCAGCCTTCCTTCTCGGTCCACTGGTCGTCGTCGAAATCATCGGTCTCGATCATCTCTCCGACGGCGCGCTCACCGGGCTGATCGCCGTTCAGGTGCACGGTAACGATCGGGAAAACCGTTTCCTCGAACACGGGCGGCGCCGTCAGGACTGGGATGTGGTCCTCCTGATGCCGCAGCGTCTCGCGCTCGATCTCGGTCTGGAGGCCGAAGTCGATGCGGTCGCGCACGAGCGTCAGGACGTCGCCGCCGATATCCTCATAGGTCGCATTCGGGATACCAGAGACCGTCTCATCTGCGACCCACACGCCACCGATCAGATAGTACGGCCGGTAGTAGTACATGCGGCCGTTGATGAGCTGCGCGAGATCGAGCGTGACCCTGTCCTGCCCCTCGAACACCAGCAGCGCGTCGGGATCCGTCTCGCCGGCGAAGTTGTCCGCCACCTTGCGCAGCACGCGCCACGCAGCCGCGCCAGCCGGTGGCTCAAGAAAAATCCTGAGCGCGTTGCCGGCCGACAGTGGTTGGATGAGCGAGATCATGCCGCCATGATGCTGTCACGACGGCAAGGCGTGACGTTACGCTGGAGGCATGGCCAACTTCTCGATCAAGGTCGATCTGTCGTCAGTCGTAGGGCAGGCGCGCGGCATCATCGACGAATCTATATTCCCACGCCTGAACCAGGCCGTCAGCGCGGTCGCGCAGCAGGCGATGATCGACTGGAAGGAGGCCGTGGGGCGCGCCAAGCTCTGGACCGGCGAGAAGGTGCCGTACGGCGAGTCGATCACGTGGAAGATGACCGGAGCTTTCTCAGCCGAGGTCTGGAGCGACTACAAGTACGCCAAGGAGATCGACGAGGGCCGCCCGGCGCGCGACCTAAAGAAGATGCTCGACACGTCACACAAGACGCGCATCGCGAAGGACGGCAAGCGCTACCTGATCATCCCGTTCAGGCACCAAGCGCCCGGGTCCGATGCGATCGGTCAGTCCATGCCGGCCGACGTCTACGAACTCGCGCGCAACCTATCGCCCTCGCGCGTCACCGGCAGCAAGCGGCTCGTCGTCGGGCACGACATCAAATCGAGGAAGCCGCTTCTCATCACGAAGCGCAGCTATGCGTGGGGCGGCAGCCTCAACTTCATGGACGAGAAGCAATTCATGGCCGCGCCGAACGCCTTGAAGCGTCACCAGGGCATGTACCGCTTCGACACCTCGAGCGGGAAGGCGAAGAGCTCGACCTACCTCACGTTCCGCGTGATGAAGGAAGGCAGTCCGGGATGGATCGTGGCACCGAAGCCCGGCTTGCACCTCGTCCAGCAGGTCACCACCAGGCTCCAGCCGCTCGCCGAGAAGGCTTTCAGCGAGGCGGTCAAGCGCGACCTGTCCTAATTGCTGGACCGCCCCCACAGATCGAACCGGCGCGCCTGCACGCGCTTCGGCAGCCTGGCGCCGTGGTGCTCGCCGCGGTCGGATGGCAACATGTCGTTGACGAAGTACTCCGTGAACCGGGTGCCGGTGATCGTGTACTGTACGCCCTCCGGAGGCGCCCCAGCCGACCAGGTCAGCACGCCCGCGTCGTCGACCGTCGGCAGGTCTCCCTCGACGACCGTGAAGCCGTCGGCAGCCAGCCAGAACACCCGGTCGAACTTCTCGACGGGCAGCTTGACCCGCTCATTGCGCGCGCCGCGCACCAGCGGCAGCGAGAAGCCGTCCGTGCTGTTGAGCATGAGCATGCGATCCCAGCGCCCGGCCTCGAACATGGGCGAGCTCTGCGGGATCGAGAACACCGCGTCCCCGGACTCCCACTGCCCGAACTGAGCGAACTGCTTGACCACGCCCTGGCTCGCGACAC